CACAAGCTTGAATTTTATCGTCTTCCGACTGTCCCGATTTAAGGATCGGGAGCGGGCGGGGCACTCTCATAATACATACGAGGGAGTCCTGTCCACATGTACACTTGAAAATCTTCTCCTGTACTGTACCACGTATCAAGCAAAACGCCATCGGCGTTACTTGAATTGATATGATAGCGCCACGTGGGGTCGAAGGTCTCGACTCCAGTGTAGCTTTCCTCCTTCCCTGGTGAAAATCTATAAAGATTATACCAAGGCACTTCGATCTCGCTAACATTGTTCACAATAACATTGGTGAACGATGTACCATCGAATGCTGACGTCGGAAACTCAGCCGTGGCTAGGGTGGAAATTCCAGCCTGTACTGAGTTATAAGCAGCTTCTGATTTGGACGGTAAGGCAGTGACTGTGTTTGACGCATTCACATATTCCGCCCCGATTCCAAGAGGGTTTCTCTGCATATAAATAGCATACTCATCCGCTGTAGTTTTTGTTCTACGCGGCATCATACGCCATCGCATGGAACCGCGATGCCCTTGAAAGGCATAGCGAACCCAATGGAAAAGTGTGGTGTTGCAATAGTTATACGGCGCAGCAGCCACAGTTAAATGCACGGCATCCGTGATGTTACCCCTTAAATAGGGCATCATACAACGAATACCGACAGTATAGCTGTTACCTGTGCGCAACGTCTCTGTTGCATGGAGCGCCCACCGCTTTAAAAGCGGCCGGAAGGACGCGATAGATTCACCGACAAAAACTTTGTTAATATCGGATAAATCCTGTTCTCCTGGACCCAAGCTCATCGACATCTCCTGCATAGGAGCTGACGGTTCCGTGGTTCCCTGAGATTCCGGGACAATGTCTGAAGATGACTCCATACCAGATTGAGGTTTGAAAACGAAATTTGTAATGTCCGTAGAATCGGGGACAAATACTTCGAAATCATCTCCTGCTGAAACGAAAACATTAATTTGAATATCGTTGTTAGCAGTACTGTTAGGGGTAGTCAATTCGTTAAGAATATAGACAGCTAGTGTTCCATTACCTGGTGCATTAGTGGTGTAGTTTGTTGTGGAATAAATTTCCGTTACAGAGTCCGCACCAGGATTCGCGTGGTCGAGTAGCGTAAATGGTTGTCCATTGCCAATCTCAATCGTGAAGTCTTGTTCTTTCGAAATGTCTACAATCTTCATGTAGTTCGTGTTGTATTCGACGGTGTCAATATGATTGGGATCATATACAAGCTTAATTCGCCCTTTATGGAACGTAGAGCAAACTATTTGAAACCGATACTTCATAGTTCCAGTCCAATATTTGAACGGAATAGAAGCTACCGCACAAGGCGGAAACAAATACGATTGTGGGGTGAGTCCTGTCTCAGCCCAAGTCACTGGAGTAACACGAGTATTCCACAGCAACGTTTCGGGTGCCGTACCAATAGCCCAGCTAAATTGGGTAAGGTAAGATTCCCTGTTAGCAATGTTCCTAATATTCATAGGATCATCACCCGACAAACCAGCAATTCTTGGATCAATAGTCAATTCTTGCTTGTCATCCACAGTTAATTTATTTACAGTCTGTGGTGTGTTGGTAGTTGCTAAAGTACCAGCATTGTAGGGTTTAAAAGGGTCAGGAGCCCTCGTAATAGGAGGTGCGCAATAACCAAACATTTTTGCAACACCACCTATAACGTCAGCAGCTTTGGACGTTGCCATGGCGTACGGCGCAATAGCCGATATACCAGACAAAGTCTTAGCTGATTTGGAGATGACTGAAGCGGGACCAGAAATCATTCCAGTCTTGTTAGCTTCATCCACTTCATTACCTGACTGGGCTACAAAGTCCGTGTTAGTAAGCACAGACAAAGATACATCTTCAGCCCAAACAAAAATACTAATGGTAACAACATCGGTTGCACCGTTGGCATGCTTGAGGGCATTAAGAGAGCGTAAATAACACTGTCCCATATCAGTCCAATCACCGTCAGGAATACTAAGGTAATTCTTGTGGTAGAAGAATGGAAGTAACAACTCCCCACCTGCTGATGTGGTGGGATCCAAATACACGTGTGGTAATTGTGTAGTTTGAACCAAATCTGCCGAAACCAACGCTGAGTGGGTAGACAAATCATCAAAAACCGCCAAAGGGTTATAAGCCAAGACCGCTCGTCCATATTGAAAACCATTGCCATTAATGACAGCTTTCACATGTAACTTACACCTCAATAAATTAAAGGTAGTAATGCGATCAATGACCCTTTGATTCTCAAAGAAATCTTGCCAAGGATTAAATTCCTCAGCTAGGGTACTTGATGTTGACCACTCATACTCACGAACCTTAATGGGACGACTAAAGAAGTTACCCAAAGATGCGTCGTTAGAATCCTGGAGGCGCCTTGTAGGGTCAACCTCAGAATCAACTACATACATCTTAGTTTCAAGTTGGTCAGAGAACGAAATATTTTGCGACTTTTCGTTCAAAGTCGTGTTCATCAGTGACACCCCTTCAATACCTGATTGGGGTCTAAAATCACGAGGAACTAGAGATGACTCAAAAGTAAGACTGTGCCTAGCACTTTCTTGAGCTCTCTTGATAAGAGTTTCATACGCGCGCCTGTTACGTTCATACAGTTTCATGTACGATTTACTCTTCGTCTTTTTGTCGCCTTTATCCTTCAATTCAGTACCCGCTTGAGGCGTGTATTTCAATCTGAATCCAGGCGTAATACGGGGTATCTCGATCCATTCTCCAGCATCGTCAACCTCGCGTCTCGTGGTATCCACCACTACTACATGTTCTCGAGTGTAGCGCTCATAACTATTTTCAATATTTACAATATTTACAGTGTTGTTAATCATTATATATTCGGATACGTGTTACGATTACACACGTTCTATAGTTCATTTGACACTCCACCTGGAGCATCTATGTACATTTTGCAAAGCCTATACTAACTCATAATAAACAAAAGAGGTTCGTATGGTATCCATATACAAAATGAAATTTTGCTAACCATCAGATTTCAAACTGGGAGTGATTTAACGTCTCGCTTGGACGGGCTGGTAGAGCATCTAGATACTCAAGCATTGCACACGTGAAAGGTGTAACAGTAGCGCGGGTCATGTAATCATACACAGCCTTCTCACTACCAAAATGCGATTCACGAATGCGCCATCTCATACCAGTATAGGTAGCAGATATCAAGTCTACAGCGGGGGCTATAGCACGTAATCCTGCAAACCACCTGGACATTTGAGTCTTGGCTTTATGCCTTTGTTTGTCAGACCTTTTAACTTCAACTATGAGATATATATTCCTATGTCCAATAATACCTTGGAACACAAGATCTAATTCTCCAAATAGGAAAAGTGGGTAATCTTTACCAACTTGAGTTAATGGTACATCCTCCACAGCATGTGCATATTGTGCTTCTGCTATGTGAGATAAGCTTGACTCATCACCTGATTGCCTAGTGTAAACGATTTCGTCCTCTCCTTCAGCTTCAACACTATCGGGAGAGTATTTCACATGCCAATTACGAATGTGATCATCGTAACTCCAATCCAACAATTCACATAAATGCGTGATATTATTGTCCTGGGCAACCTTCTTGATTTGTTTACGTCTTTCCTCATAAATTTCCTCACCATGTCCGAACCATTCGCGCAGTGCTGTATCCAAGTTTTGGGCACATGCTTGTTCAGGTGTTAGTGGGGCTCCTTTTGGACGCATGTAGCAATGTAATGACTTAAAAATCGACTTCTCGAGCAACGCGCCAACATGAACACCTAATTTAGGGTGATAAATGCTTTTACGTTTAAGAAATTCAAAATCCTCGACATCCAAATACGGTACAAGTTCACTAGTCTTGTCTGGCATAGTATAAATTTGTCCATGCTTTCCAAGAAATTCAGAGCAACCTTTGATGTTAAACAATGGATGTGTGGGAGCCACACTTCCAATATTGTCATCACCATAAGTCATTATGTGTACTACCTTTCGGAAATCTTCACTGCGATCATATACGCTAAAGAAAAAACTCCTAAGGTTAAGACATCCGCAAATTCCATTAAGGACAGCGGTGAGAGAGTTTCCACTGATATGAGTACCAGTGGTCAAGCCAACCAAATCGCCATTAAATGCAATTAACGAGTAAACTAAATCACCCGTCATAGCTTTCATGGCTACGATATCCTGCTCATTGTAATCACACTCCTTAGCAATATCAATTAAGATGCGTAGGGCTGCGAGTAACAATTGACTCGGAATCTTTTGGTCATATTTACCATAATCTCCTCCAAAAATTCTGTCCGTTCCAAAGTGGGTAACATGCTTATAAAAAGCATCCCATTCTGGTCCATAACAGTTAATTCCAACGGCACATTCTGATACCAATGGATTCATTTGGAGAAAGCGAAGAACTGGGAGATAATACTTCCTCACCAAGAATGTAAGTGCGACGGGATTGCCATAAAAGATACGGCACTTCTCCTTCGCAACTGGCAAGATTTCATCTTTCTTACAAGCTTTGGCAATAGTAAAGGCTCTCAATCCCTCTTTGTAAAGAGACTCGACGCGATTGATTTCGTCCTGAATAAACGGGTCGAATTCGCGATTGCACGGTTTGTCGGGTGTAGGCTCATTCTCTATAATAAAGCGGCGCTTTTTACCACCCAACGGGTAACCCACTGATGTGTCTAATTTAATAGCATCAATGAACTTACAACCGGGGATACCATTCAGATTTTCATGGTCTGTTAATGGCTTCATCTTTGACCAATATGGCTGACGAACAAGATCCAATAAAGGTTTCTTGTAATCAACCACAGCCACGGCAATCAAGTCATGCGGCAACGATTCACCAGGGTGACTCGCATTGTTCAAACATGTGCTCCATCCAAACCAATCAGGATGGAATTTGGGTTTACCCCATATATTTGGTTGCCCACAGTGTTGTTCAACTGATTCC